AGTACCAGGATAAAACAACTCTCGATATTCTTTAGCTTGTCCAACTTGCCCAAGATTTGGGCGCATATGACAATTTCTACCAGTGTTGGTATTTAATATACAAGAGTGACGAATACGACCATCTTTCTCTACTCGTTTAAGCCAAGCATTCTGACCCTCACTGAGTTGTCCTAGGTGCTTTTGTAATTCCAAGATACGGGCAAACTTCTTTGACTCCTCAGTATCAATTTCCACTAATACTTTCTCATCAATCTTTGGTTTACCCGTGTCTGTTCTTTCTATAGGTTCCCAACCTCTAAAGGTTTGAAATGCGAACGCTATATGATGCCTACTAGTTGGATTGAACTCTTTGAGGCGGTTGAAAGTTGCTCCCGCTACATACCCTTTTGTTTTGTTAGGGCGTTTGGGAGTGAACTCACCTCCATCTACAAATAGAAATGTAGAGCGCATCTCATCTGAGAGCTGTTCAAGTTCTTGTCTAAGTTTTCCTTCTAGCTTATGAGCCTTATTGATATCAAAAGGAAACCCCTCTCGTTCTTGCCAAGACATAATCTTAGCTAGCTCATGTTCCGTCGTTATAGAGGTCTCGTATTTATCCAGCTTTGGAACAAATAGCTGATGTAAAGCATCAGATACTTCTACATCTTGAGCGCAATACTCAAGCATTTCAGGGGTGTAGGTTGACCAATCACCCTCCAGCTGGTCTCCATATTCCGACTTAAGAACTCCTAATCTATAGCCCCAACTTTTGAGACTGTGCCTCCCATATAACTGGGCTGGCATATTAGGGGGCTTATTCCTAAAGTCCCTATCAAGCATGTCAGTAAAGAACATCCTTGAAAGGATTAATGTGTCATATACTTTCCCTTTAAAATTGAAAAAGTTAAAAATACTTCTAAGAATTTCAAAATCATAAGAGATTATATTGTGACCCCATAATTCATCAGCAACTAAGAGCGTTTGAACTCCCGTTACTATTGATTCATGTTTACCTGTATCGTCATATCTAAAGACTTGACCTGTTTCTAGATCTTTAGTAACTAAGCAATGGATTTGAGTGAAGTCTCGTAATAAGCCATCGGTCTCAATATCAAACGCTAGCTTCATGGATTTGTCCGATGCATGTGAATAGTTCTCAACGCTCGTTGCCACCATTTAGGGGATAAATTCTTCCCACCTATTACCCTCGTTATTTCAACAGAATCATGATCCATAACTAAGGCAGTTGGGAATATATCAATCTTGTAAGTTTCTAATAAAGATGGGTGATTATCTTTATTTAAAACTGATACATAGGGTTCATATTCTTGATAAGCATCAAGTACAGAATCCAAGCTTTTAGCAGCGTTGTCACAAGGTACACAGTCTTCTTTTTTAAATAAGACAACTTTGTGAGCTTTAGAAATCTCCATAAGAGTCGGGTGATGATTCGGTGGGTTGCGTAATTTCAATGAGTCTTCCTGTATCTTTTGAATAGTTAAGTATTCCAGCTGGTCCTGTAGATCCATTGAATCTATTTTTCATGACTATTAATTCACTTATATTGTCTCCAGCGGATATATTTCTTTGGAGTCCTACGCATATATCTGAAAGAGTCGCTATTGAATGCGATCCTCTCAACTGACTTAAGCTAATAGCAGCTCCCTCTTCATGGCCTTTATCAGATTGTGTTCTCCTTAAATGTGAAATAAGAATCATTCCACATCCAACTTCCTCAACAAAACTTCTGAGCCTAGTCATTATCTTGTCGATCATAATCCGCTCATTATCGTTATCATTTCCGCTCAGTAATATTGAAAGATGATCAATAATTACGAATTGAGCATTATGATTCTTGACCACAAAACGAATGTCATTGAGAAGATGATCGGGATCAACACTTCCAAACCCATCTCTGAGATATACCTTTCCACTTCCAACACTTGCCTCAAAAGCTTTCCGTAGTTCATCCTCTGGTATCTCGTTATTTAGGTGTAAAGGTTTATTGGCCTTTACTGTCATCAATCGGAGCGCTTGTCTTTGGACTGATTCTTCTAAGGCGATGTAGCAAACAGTGAAGCCCTGGTCCACGAGGGACTGGCAAGTTTCACCTATTGCAGTCGATTTCCCCGCCCCGCTACCTGCGGTCCAAGTCACTAATTCTCCAAGTCTTAGCCCTCCCGTCACCTTATTAAGTGAGGGATAGGGCCAATCAGCATCCTTACCTTGAAGGGGTTTATTTACCAGATCAAATAAAGATCTGCCATCAATAATTGCTTTTGGGGAGTAGCTCTTCTTATTCCAGATAGCTTGCCTAATAGCCTCAGCATCATTGTTCTGAAGGGCTTCACTTGCATCCTTATACTGTCCAAGATCAGCAATGAATATTTGATCAGCTGGAAATAAAGAAGCGCATTCCTCAGCAGCTGCTTTCCCTGCCTCATCTGTATCAAACATGAGAATAATCTCATCAAATTTGAGTAGATGAGGAAGTTGAGCTGAGAGGTTTTTATATGCCCCCTTACTGCCATTCGCCACGCTCATTACAGGCCAGTTTTTTCTGGCTTCCCAGACTGCCAAGCTATCTAGCTCGCCTTCTGTAATTACCAGCGTCTTTCCACCACCGAAAAGATTCTGTCCAAAGAGTCTCGTGTCAGTGTTTTTACCCTTCCAATAAAACTTTTTATCTTCTGTCTTCTCTTTGTACGAGTTGACCTTGTTGGATGTAGCGGTGTACGGGAACCGTAGTACTCGCTTAGTAGTTTCGATCCTGACATTGAATTTTCTACACGTTTCTTCTGTTATTCGTCGTGATTTGAGGGCGGTAAAATCCCCGCCGTATTCAAAAAATCCCACCCCTTTTGATGGTGTCTGTTCAGATCCATCAGGGGGTGTTCGATGGTGGCAGCTAAAGCAATAGCCGTGACCATCGCTATAGATGCTGAATGCGTCTGAGCTGTTGCAAGATGGGCAAGGCTCGTGACGGATAAAGGTGGATTCCTCAAGGTTCATAATCTATGTATTCCTCGAAGATGGCGGTGTACTCCTTAAGTACTTCTAAGATCTCCTGATTGGGGATTTTTTCTTCCTGTAATCCACAGACAAAAGTATCTAAAGAAGCTATTAACTGGAGGTTGGTTTTTGTAACCATGAAGGTGGGATATCAGGGTAGATACACCAAGGGAAACCGTGCTTATCAGCCCAGTCTCCATAAGTGGTTTTGCTAGTTTTAGAGAGCGTATTGTTGCGCTGAAAAATAAACCTTATATCTAACTCTGGATGCTGTTTCTTTACGGCAAGCATTAAGCGCCTCGACGACGGTTTGAAGAAACCTTTGGCTTCAATAATTGTTTCGTGAATAAAGAAATCTGGAGTATAATTACATTCCAATATATAATTATATTTTTTAGCCTCGTAGAGAAATGGTACATTTTGTTTTTCAAGTGCATTAGCTATACGCTCCTCTAGGTGTGAGCGGAATTTCATATTATGTGCTATTGTATGTCCAGACTAAACAGACACTATGGAACGGATACTCTATGACTTTGGTGGGAATGCCCCTACAGTTGTTTTAACTAAGCAAGATGTAGTCCAAATAAAGGAGGCTATGAAAAAAGGGAATGTGGGTAAACTCTCTAGTGAGTTAGGAATAGGGAGAACCTATTTATATTCTCTTTTGCAGCAACCTCGAATGGAGTTACTTAGATTTGCTCAAATATGTAAAGCCTTAGATCTACAGCTCTTAAGTAAAGAGGATGTGGATCAGTTCCTAGGATCTATCAAAGAAAGGATTAGTTAAAAGTCGTAGTTTTCTTCAACGGAACAAGGGGCATTATCAGTAGGCTCCTGAACTACAGCTGGAGAGCTTTGCTTATACCCTTCAGTCGTGCCGAATAAATCCTTCACATCATCAACTGATAACGATCCAGAATCTCCAGCTCCATTGCCTGTAGCTAGTTTTATGACCTGTATTCCATGTACTTTTAAGGTCGTACCTAGTGCGGGTTTTGTATAAGGAGTCTGTTGGACAATTAGTTTTACTTTTGTACCGGCCCTAAGTGTCTTTAATACCTCCCTATCTATAAGGTCGCCTTCACTGTCAATAAATACAGGTTCTACTCTCTTTGTTTCTCCTAAATAGCTATAGGAAACCAAGCCCTCTTCATCCCATTTACTTCTGTTGATGTTCATCCTTTTAGGATTATCAACTTTGGATTTTGCCCAAGTTAATAATTCTTCTCTATCCTTTTCGGCTTGTTCTACTTCTTTATCAGACATACGGAAACTGAATGAACAGTTGTTGAATTTGCCTGATGGCTTATAGACATTTACAAACCCCTCAAGGGTTGTATTAATGACGTAACGGTTCTTGCTCATGGTGTTTGGCAATTGGTCTCGTGGGTAATGTTTAAAGGTCGAATTTGATATATGACTTGTAATAACTTTCGTAGTCTTTTTCGTTTAGCTTTACTGGCTCGATTTCGCCATAAGCTAAGAACATTGAGTAGTCCTCTGGGCTTAAAGCCTCCATCTCCATTTGCGTTAGATTTACCATTTGGTTAACCTGTCTAAGTGGAATTGATTAAAAACTAAGTGATATCAATAAAAAACCACCCTCAAGGGGTGGCTAATTTCCTAAGTGTTACTTTGATTCATCGGAACCTAAAACCAGCGCGTCTACCAATTCCGCCAGGTGGGCCAAAGGATCTCAGCGATTGAGAACTTTACTTTTCAGCTTAATATAGCAGAAAATAGGCCCATTTTTGGGGTTGGTAGATACACTGGTTATAAGGATTTAGAAGATCCAGTGAGCAATTCATAACTTTGAAGCAGCTAAATGTATTGCATCATCAGTTGCTTTACAGTAATGCAAAGTTGTATTTATGGAGCTATGTCCAAGCATCTGCATGATGGTACGAGGATGATCAACAGCCCCTAACCAAGTTGCATAACTATGTCTTAATGAATGCCAACAATAGGTCTCGTCAAAATTCGCCAATCTTTTAACCTTTTTGAACGCTGTATACAGCTGATCTTTGTTATTCCAATCATCACCAAATAGGTAAGTATTAGATAAACGGTTTTCAATAATTGGTTTGATCTTTTTAATAATTGGAATAAATCTTGCCTTACTGTTTTTAGTGGAGTTAGTTTTTTTACCACCAACTTGAACAGTATTAGTAGAAAGATTTATATCTGTAGATTTAATTTTTAAAAGCTCACCTTGTCTTACCCCTGTGTAGGCAGAAAATAAGATTGCGTCCCTTAAATCTTCTCTGTCGAAGATATCTACAGCCAAAAATGCAAGACGATCTACCTGATCTTTAGTAAACCAGGACTGTCTACATTCTTCCTCTTTTAACCTCTTAAATTCAGGGCAGCGTACTGAGTGCAACCCTGCTAGCTTTGTGAATTTGAGAGCATGAGTCCCAACTGATACGGCACGATTGACTGTGGCATGGGAAACTCGATCCTCATTGAGAATGTCTGTCATCAATTCATGCCACCACCAAGTCTCACCCATCTTCCTTAGTGGAAACGATTTCCCACAAAATTTAGTAACCCTCTCTACCCGTTTTTCAACGGTTCGAGCTGACTTTTGCCTAGACCAACAATGGGTCCAGGTGTAATCAACGGCTTCTTGCCATTTGGTGATGCTTTTACTACTCATTTGTCTAAGGTGTTTTGGATTAGAGAGCTGAGTTGTTTTCCTTTTGGAGTTAGGAAGAGGCGATATCTTTTAGGGTCTCGTGGATCTTTCTCCCGAATAACCAATTTAAGACCATCTTTTCCTAAGCGATGTCTTGGACCGAGCCAAGAAACATTTCTAGAAACTGAGCTAGAACTCATGGACGTTGCATTTACTAGATCCTCCTGCCGACACCCATCATGGGCAGCGATCCAGAAAAAAGTACTAGCGAGTTGCAAGGGAAACTCTCGTTCACCCGTCGCTCGTAATACTTCCGTCAGTAAATAAGCTTTCAACATTGGTTGGTTTGTAACCTTTGAGGTGCTTGGGTCCATAATAGCATGTTCAATCCCACCTAGGGAGCTGAGGTAAAGCTAGTGATTTATGCCCCTGTTATAGCGTCTCAATCCCACCCGTGGCGAGGGCATTTATACCAAATACTAGGAAATGTAAGGATTATCAAACTTAACGTCCCAGACATAACATTCCTCTAAAAAATCAGCCACTTGAGCTAAGGCTCTTGCTTCTGTGTGCATACTATGATGCGCGTAAAATTGAAGCCTTTCTATTAGCGTTGCATTCTCGTTTGCTTTCATAAACCTCCTTAATTAACAGAAGAAATATTCCGAGTTGTGTACCTCCTCAATATCAAGTGTGTTCTTAATTAATGATTCAGGTATCTCCACCCCTACTTGGTCAGCCCAATCTTCTAAGACTCCAGCCTTATACATCTCTACGAAATGAAGGCGGATCTCTTTAGAGATTTCCTCAACATCACAAGAGCGTACTGATACACAATCATGTATTACTTGAAAGGGTTTATTGTCCCAATAGGCAAAACACAAGTGAAGCATCGAGGCATCCATGCTATGCACGACGTTAGGCGCTAAAGCAGATACATGATGTTTGACATCAGGATCTCCCCAGCTATTACCTACTAGGCAACTAACGACGCTTCCCATCAATCGAGTCTGAACTCTTACAGCCTTACTTTGTCGTAAGTCTTGGACAACTATGAAACCACTAGGTGTTTTCCATTGGATAACATCATGGTATTGAAGTATGTCCTTAGCTGATTGTTGTAGCCAATGCATGACTGCAACAGGACCAGTAAATATCTCAGGGATAGCTTTGTTATAGATCGCGTTAGTGATCTCAGTTAACCTACCCTTGATGCTTAGATCAAAGTCCTTGAGCTTGAGTTCTTCTTTGATGTAATTACGCGCACTGTCTCGTGAAACACCATAAGGAAGAGTCATGGTTACGCGCTTGCAAGTATGTCTATCAATGTATGGATGAATAGACTTATCCTCTATGTATTTAAGACTAGCCTCAGCTACGGAACGGTAAGCATCAGCTGGTGTAGAGGTAGGCGTTACGTTGCATTTAGAGGCAGCGTCGTAGTCTAAAGTCATACTGCTCAGGTGTTGGAGGCCACTATTGGTGGCATCAACTCCGATTGGTAGACCTGATGTTGTCTTAGTGGAAGTGAGTACACAATCAAAATACTCAAAGCAGCTAGCAAGAAAACAAAATGGTTCATCAGCTGCCTCCCAAATATGCCTATTACCAATAGGGTCTTGAGCTACAGCTTTAATCAAGTGTTCATTATGATGAGTCCAAGCGACTCGT